GCGGCCTTGAAAATGCGGTTATTTCATTTGCTTTACAAATTAACAAGTACTTTTTGCAAGTATTAGAGATCATCAATAAAATACCAATTGCCTTTGGTGTTATTATACCTAGTTTAGGTGTTTTAAAAATAGCTGCCGCATCACTTACAAAAACTGTTCAAGGAAACATTGATTCTCTTAATAAATCACTAGACGAAAATATAGTCGGGAAGCTAGTTGAAGATTCTAATGATCGTATTTTTACAGAGCAAGAAAAAGCCGCGAAAAAACAAGCTGATTTAGATGAAAAAAATAAGGCGGCAGCATTAGAAAGACAAAAGAAATTTGCTGAAGATGAAAAAAAATTAATAGAAGAAAGAAAACAATTTTTAATTGATGCCGAAAGGAAAATTTCTGAAGAAAGCGCAAAAAATAATAAAACATTTTTAGACGGTTCGTTTAATTTTCCGGATGGTTTAGATAATATAAGCGGGCAGGTTGAAGATAAATCCGGTCAATTTTCAGAACTCACAGAACAAGTAAATAAATTAACTTTAGCCGGTGAGATTGTCTCTAACTCATTTACAAATGCTTTTACAAATATAGCTAGTGGTGCTGAAAGTGCTGGAAAAGCTATTAAAAATCTTGGAAATAATATTGCTAGAAGTTTATTCAATGCAATTATTCAAAGAGCTTTCAATCAACTTTTCGCTGGTATTGCCGGCCTTGGCGGTACCGTAACTGCGCCTGCTGGAACTTCAGCAAGCCAAGATCCTAGCGCAATTTTCGATATTGGAAATTTTGCCGATGGCGGTATTGTTAAAGGGCCAGGAAGTGGAACCTCAGACTCAATTCTTTCAAGACTTTCTAACGGCGAATTTGTTATCCCAGCAAAACGCGTGCAACAATTTGGGGCCAACTTTTTTGAAAGTTTACGGCGCGGCATGATGCCAGCCTTTGCAAATGGCGGCATGGTTTCTAACATGGGTAACTATCTCAATTCAGTTCCACGATTTGCAGACGGTGGAATCGTTAACGCACGACAACCGAGCGTAAACGTGAACGTCATCAATCAATCTAGCCAACCTGTCACCGCACGGTCAACAACTTCTTTCGATCCTAGGGGTTCTGTTGTAAACATTATCCTAGAAGATTTAAAAACTAATGGGCCAATATCACAAGCCAATCAACAGGCATTTAACTTACGAAGATGACAACTTTTCCTACATATATAAAAATCCTCTGGGACTCGTACACAGAGCGGTATCAAGGAACAATTTTAAGATCTGATTTTGATCGTGGCCCTGCCAAACAAAGGCCGCTCACATCACGCGATTATAAACAAGTATCATTTGTTGGCGTTATTTGTGATGCAGACTATCAAACTTTTTTGTCATGGTGGATTAATGACACTCGGCGCGGTGCTTTCTGGTTTGAGTTTTTTGATGGAAGTTATCCAACCGCCGCACCTAAGCGCGCGAGACTTCCACAGTTTCAAATCAACTCTAAGCCTACTAACGCAAGCTTTGACAACTGGGAAATTCAATTCACACTAGAGATGTGGGATGCCTAGAGTATTTTCACCATCGATGAAGGCAAATTTGATTCGTACATCAGGCGATCAGCAACCCGTTGTTTTACTTGAGATCACAAATACGCTATTGACTGGAACTATTCGAGTCGCACGCGCAAGCGAGGATATTCATTCCAACGGAAATGATTATATTGCTTGTTGGTTTGAAACTTCACTTCCAGATGATCAAGCCGAACAACTGCCACGCGCTAAACTTGAAATTGATAACGTAGGCCGTTCATTAACTCGCTGGCTGGAACAACTTCAAGGGGCACCTGAAACTAAAGTGAAATTTATTCTTGTGCAGGAGTCGGATCCTGATTTTATAGAATGGTCTATTGAAATGGACTTGATGAATTTGACTGTAAACCGTTTTAAGGTTTCAGGTAATCTAGGATTTAATGATACCTTGAACGTTAGAACAACGAACGTTTTATACCGTCCAATCACAGCCCCTGGATTATTTTAATGAAGCACTGGACCAATCAATATATTGGTGTACCGTACAGCAACATGAATTGTGGCGAATTTGCGATTTGCATACAGCGGGAAGTATTTAAGAAAAAGTATTTTAGAGCACCTGAACATCCAAAGGTTGAAAACCCGTTTCATTACAATATAATTTTAGAAAAAAACCTAATCAATTATTTAGAAAAAAAGATTGAAAAACCAGTAGAAGGCTGCTGCGTGTTAATGAAAACCATGAAGCGGCTTACCCATGTCGGCGTATATACAAAAATAGGTCGTAAAGATTACGTGATTCACTGTCTAGATTCTTTCAAATCTTCTATCCTTCATAAAATTAAAGATCTAACAACCTATGGAATCGATGTTGAAGGGTATTACTCGTGGAAGTAATCTCAAAAGGTTCGATCAACGCGACCAAGCAATACGAGGAATCAACAACACTCGGTCAGATTCTTGATGATTTTCACATAAAAGAAAATCGCTTATGCGTAATTATTAATGGCAAGTATCATGAGACGTTAGACGAAACTTTTCTAGTTTCTGCAAATGACGTTGTTTTTGTTATGCCTGAGTTTTCCGGTGGTCAGCGCGGGGTCAAGATTGCCTCAAGCATTATTTTACTAGCGGCAACTGTTGCCTCGGCTGGTGCCGCTACTGCGCCAGGTGCAGGACTATTTACAGTTGGTGGCGGTGCTTTTGGTTTAGCCGCTGCCCGTGTAGGTATTTTGGTGGGTGCAACATTGCTTGTTGCTGGACTTCAAGCCTTAGCACCTCAAAGCCTAGGAGACATTAACGGAGCCGAACGAGCGGAAAGCCCAACATATTCCTTAACCGCTTCAGGAAATTCAGTTCGCCCGTATCAACCTTTGCCAATGGTCTTGGGCACACATAACATTTTTCCTGACTTTTCTTCTCGGCCTTACAACGAATTTCAAACCTATCAGGTCATTACTTACCAGACAAATACTTGGATTGGTGGAGGAATTTTTACAGAAGACGCAGTCAATATGACAGTACCTTTTCTTGTTTTAGCACCGGTAACAGGTGAGGTTTTTAATTTTTTCAGTCTAACATCTTTTGGAGGCCCAGTCATAGGCCAAGATTACTGGAGAAGATACGGCGGCACAACTGCTTATGCAGACACACAAGCACAAGCAGAAACAACACCGCCACCGTTGATCAATGATGCATATCGTAGAACATACGTTCTAGTTGACACTTGCCCCGCTCTCCCAGCACTCAACGGCACATGGGTTTCATGGGAAGATTTTAATTTAAATGGAAGCGGAGCAACTTTTATACCTGGGTTAACATTCACGAATCTTGAAAATTATATTTACGATACAATTGGTCAGGGATACCCATTAAAAACAGAAGTCGTAAAACAAATCATGAATTATGGATTTGGTGATTTAAGCTATGTCAGCAATCAAATCGGAACAACAAGCGCAACGGACTTTCGCCAATATGTTGAAGATGATATTTCGCAATTTGCAAATCAAACGCCTTTCAATTGGCCTTTGATTCAAAGTGAGCCTGATTTTACAACTACAAGTATAGGTCTAAATGTTGCATCTTTTTTACATGTCAACGGTAACGTGGATACTGTTGAGGGTGGCAGGTTAGATAGTATCACGGGTTTTTTATATCCCAATAATTGGGTGATTCGACAGGGGCCAGATAATACGTTTGCGATTCAATTAGATATTGAAGGTAGGCAGTTTGCTTTAGATAAAGCAAACGGAGGAACTTCAATGCTTTTACGAACTTTCAATATTGAATATCGCCAAGTTTCGCCTGCTGTTACTGCTTGGGTAAAATTCCCTGACTCAATGACAAATGGAAATGCTTACCCAGAACCTTATGAAATATTACACGGCAGTTCTGGCATTCTTTGGAGAGACACTGTTTTTGTAGACAACTTATCTGTTGGACAATATGAGGTGCAGGCTAGAAGAATTGAACCCAATGAAGAATCTGCCGACATTGTTTCTGAAATATATTTCAAACGCGCTCGATTCTATCAACTCGATGAATCTCAAAATTACGTTGCCCAAAATCGAAAAGCGATCATCGTAGAATCTGACTCGCAACTCAGCGGAACACTAAATAAATTATCAAGCCTTGTTGACTCTAAATGCTGGGTCAATGATGGGTCTGGCGTTTACACCTGGACAGATCTTGAAAACGATAACCCAGCGGACTGGTTTTTATTTATCGCTCGTGGTGGATTTTACAACACAAGCGCGGACGGAACTTTGACCTACCCTTATTCACCAACCAAAGGCTGGGTTAATTCCGCCGATCATCCTGATAACGGTGAAAGAATGTTTGGGGCTGGCATATCGGATTCTCGTATTGACTTTGACGCGTTAACCAACTGGCGAAACTTTTGCGATTCTAGAAATTTGAAATTTAACGCAGTGCTTGATGATCCGCAAAATGTATCTGAGGTTTTAAAGAAGATTGCGTCTGTTGGGCGTGCATCACCTACATGGGCGCAAGGAAAACTTGGGGTTGTGTTTGAAGATGTCAACGATGTACCCGTTGCCATGTTCGGGCCGGACAATATGATACGTGATTCTTTTGAATATTCCTACTTAACGGAAGATT